TTTATTGATGGGCCGCATTTTGAATTGATGGTATAATGGCTAGACAATTAACAGAACAACAACAACAGTTCCTCAGTGTACTATTTGAAGAGGCAGGTGGTGACATTTTAACAGCAAAGAAGCTTGCAGGATATTCAGATACAACTTCTACAAGTCATGTTGTAAATAGTTTAAAAGAAGAAATCATAGATGCTACTCAAACGTTTCTATCACGCAATGCTCCCAAAGCTGCAATGGCTATGGTTGGTGCATTGTACGATCCTACTGAGCTAGGTATACGTGATAAGATGCAAGCAGCTAAAGAGTTACTTGATCGTACTGGTCTTGTAAAGACTGAGAAGGTACAAGTTGAAGCCAGAGGCGGTGTGATGCTTATGCCCCCAAAACAAATGGAAGATGATGACTAAACCATTAAAGCAATGGAAGTTACCCCAACCAACTGACATAAAAGAAGACAACGAGTGGATACCTATTCCACGTATATCACGCACCATACCTTATGGATATGATGTAGACCCCGATGATCCAGACGTACTATTACCGAATGAACATCAGCTAGATATGCTAATGAAAGCACAGAAGTATTTAAAACAATACTCCTATCGTGAAGTAGCTAACTGGCTCACAAGAAATACAGGCAGAAGTATTTCACATGTAGGTTTGAGGAAACGGTTAGATAATGAGCGAAGAAGAAAAAACAAATCTGGAAGCCTACGCAGATGGGCAGACTATGCGAAAAAGGCAATCGCCAAAGCGGAAGAGATCGACAACAAAAGACTTGGAGCTAAAGCAGAAGCCAGTAAAGAAGACACAAGCGCAGCCTAAACCTAATCCAGTAGTAGATACATCATCTATTGAAGAACAACATAACGTTATCTTTAAGCCGAATGAAGGTCCACAAACAACCTTCTTAGCTGCAGGTGAAAGAGAAGTGTTATATGGTGGCAGCGCAGGTGGTGGCAAAAGCTACGCCATGTTAGCTGACCCTTTACGTTACATGGGCCATCCTGCCTTTTCTGGTTTGCTACTACGGCATACAACAGAAGAACTCAGGGAACTTATTTTTAAATCACAGGAAATGTATCCTAAGATTTGGAAAGGTATCAAATGGTCTGAACGTAAGATGCAGTGGACTGCGCCCTCTGGCGCAAGATTGTGGATGTCATATCTGGATAAAGAAGATGATGTCTTGCGTTATCAGGGTCTAGCATTTAGTTGGATAGGCTTTGACGAGTTGACACAATGGCCCACACCATTTGCATGGAACTACATGCGCTCTCGTCTACGGTCCACTGCACCCGATCTTCCAGTATACATGAGGGCTACTACTAACCCCGGAGGTAGAGGCCATCACTGGGTTAAGAAAATGTTTATTGATCCTGCTGCCCCTAACAAATCTTTTGAGGCAACAGACATTGACACAGGGGAAGTGTTACGTTTTCCTGCAGGACATGAAAAAGCAGGTAAGTATTTATTTAAACGTAAATTTATACCTGCTAGATTAAAAGACAATCCATATCTATCAAAGCAAGGTGACTACGAAGCCATGCTACTGTCACTACCAGAACAACAACGTAGGCAGTTACTAGATGGGGATTGGGATATTAAGGAAGGTGCAGCCTTCACAGAATTTGATAGGAACTTACATGTCGTTGAACCTTTTCGTATCCCTAGTAACTGGGTCAAGTTTAGAGCTTGTGATTATGGTTATGGGTCTTATAGTGCCGTACTTTGGTTTGCTGTCGCACCAAACGAACAAATAGTAGTATACAGAGAATTATACGTAAGTAAGGTATTAGCTACAGATTTAGCTGACATGGTGCTTGAACTAGAAGTAGAAGACGGAAATATAAAGTATGGTGTTTTGGATTCTAGTTTGTGGCATAAGCGTGGTGATACTGGTCCTTCACTGGCAGAACAAATGATACAGAAGGGATGCCGTTGGCGACCTTCAGACAGATCGAAAGGCTCACGTGTATCGGGTAAAAATGAAGTACACAGACGTTTACAGGTAGATGAGTTTACAGAACAACCAAGAATGGTATTTTTTGAAAACTGTATAAATACAATATCGCAATTACCTGCTTTACCTATAGATAAAAAAAATCCAGAAGATGTGGACACAACGTCAGAAGATCACTTGTATGATGCTTTAAGATACGGTATAATGTCAAGACCAAGGTTTAGTGTATTTGATTACGACCCATACAATAGTTCTTCATCTGGTATGAGAGTTGCAGATAATGTGTTTGGTTATTAAGGAAAAGTAAATGGCAGAAGAAAACGAAACGTTTATAGAAGATGATTCAATTGTCTTAGACGATATTTCAGAAGATGCATCGGAAGATTCGCAAACAGAAAATATCATTCCATTTATTATGGAACGTTACAATCGTGCAGAAGATTATCGAAGACAAGATGAAGAACGTTGGCTAAGATCATACCGCAACTACCGTGGTATATACGGACCAGAAGTTCAGTTTACTGAAGCTGAAAAGTCTCGTGTATTTATTAAGGTAACTAAAACTAAAACTCTTGCAGCCTATGGTCAGATTGTAGATGTACTTTTTGCAAACAATAAATTTCCTCTCACAATTGATCCTACAGAATTACCAGAAGGTGTAGTTGCAGACGTTAACTTTGATCCACAGGAACCAGAACAACTACGTTCAAATGGTATGGATGAAACAGTTAGTCCATATGGATTCTCAGGTGATGGACGTGAGATACCTGCAGGTGCAACAGCCAAAACACTTGCAGATAGTTTAGGTCCAATGCAAGATAAGTTTGAAGGTATAAGTAATTTAAAACAGGGTGTGGGTAAAACACCTACTGCTGTTACATTTAGTCCTGCAATGGTTGCAGCTAAAAACATGCAGAAAAAAATACATGACCAATTAGAAGAGTCAAATGCATCTAAGCACTTACGTAGCACTGCATTTGAAATGGCTTTGTTTGGTACAGGGATTATGAAAGGTCCATTTGCTGTAGACAAAGAGTATCCTAATTGGAATGATGAGGGAGAATATGACCCTAGTTTTAAAACAGTTCCCCAAGTAAACCATGTATCTGTGTGGAACTTTTATCCTGACCCAGATGCAAACAACATGGATGAAGCTCAGTACGTAATTGAACGACATAAACTGTCACGTTCTCAGATGCGTAACTTAAAGAAGCGTCCTTACTTTCGTTCTCAGGTAATTGATGAAGCTATCAAACTAGGTGAGAACTATGACAAAGAATACTGGGAAGATGATTTATCTGACTATGCACCAGAGCATGGTGTAGAACGTTATGAAGTTCTTGAGTACTGGGGTATGGTAGATACTGAAACTCTTGAAGAACAAGGCGTAGATATTCCAGAAGAACTACTAGCTATGGATGAGTTACAGGCAAACGTTTGGATTTGTAATGGTAAACTTATTCGTATGGTTCTAAATCCATTTAAACCTGCTACCATTCCTTATGTAGCATCACCATATGAACTTAACCCATACTCATTCTTTGGTGTTGGTATTGCTGAAAACATGGATGATACTCAAACATTGATGAATGGTTTTATGCGTATGGCTGTAGACAACGCAGTTATGTCAGGGAACTTGTTAATCGAAGTCGATGAAACTAACTTAGTTCCGGGCCAAGACTTGTCAGTATACCCCGGTAAGGTATTTAGGAGACAGGGTGGTGCTCCGGGGCAAGCTATCTTCGGAACAAAGTTTCCAAACGTTTCTGGTGAAAACATGCAGCTATTTGACAAGGCTCGTGTTCTTGCAGATGAGTCAACAGGATTTCCATCTTTTGCACATGGACAGACAGGTGTGCAGGGTGTAGGACGTACAGCTAGTGGTATAAGTATGCTTATGGGTGCTGCTAGTGGTGCAATTAAGAATGTTATTAAAAACGTAGACGATTATTTACTGCGTCCACTTGGTGAGCGTCTATATCGTTTTAATATGCAATTTGATTTTGACCCAAACATTCGTGGTGATCTTGAAGTAAAAGCACGAGGAACAGAATCACTTATGGCTAACGAAGTACGTAGCCAACGTTTAATGCAGTTTATGCAGATTGCAAGTAATCCAACGCTTGCACCTTTCGCAAAATTCCAGTATATTATTAGGGAAATTGCTAAGTCGTTAGAACTTGACCCAGACAAAGTTACTAACAATATGAACGAAGCAGCAATACAAGCAGAGCTAATGAAACAGTTTCAACAACCTGCCCCACCTGAAGGAGCACCTGCAGGAGCAGATGCAGCAGACCCAACAGGAGCAGGTGGTGGTAACATAGGAACTGGCATGGCTCCGCAACCTAACGAACAAGGATTTAGTGGAAATGATCAAGGACAAGGAGCACCTGAACAAGCTCAAGGCGTTGGTGAGCAACCAACAGCAGTGGGGCCAGTTCAGTAATTATATAGATTTTTTAATAGACCAACAGCATCGTATTATGGAACAAACAGATAATTCGATTGCAATGCACAGGGCGCAAGGTTCTGTGTATACATTAAGAAGATTAAAACTTTTACGTGATGAAATACTAAAACAGGATTAACATGGGTTTATTAAGCAAAGTACTTGCAACAGGAGCAAAAGGAGCACAAGCATCTAATATTGCTCGTTCTGTTTCTAAAAGCAAAATGAACCCTCTATTAAAACGAAGGGGTGAAGAACTACGTAAAAAGATAGAAGAAGAAAACACGGGTCTTCCAGAAGATACAACTGTAGGCAAAATGTATTCTCCTCTTGTGTCTACTGTAGAACAAATGAATATAGGGGCAGGGGGAACTAAAGGCGAAAACATAGAGGCATTTTTACGTAAACGTGCTCCAAATGTTACAGAAGCAGAAAAACAATTTTATGAACTGGGGTTTGAACCTACAAAAAAATATACACGTGAAGAAGTTCTTGATACATTAAACAATGTAAATAAAGAATATACAATACGTAAAAGAACTACATATGATGACGGTGACTCAACACAACAGTTTGAGACTATGCAACGTCAACCGATAGCTGCAAAAAAAGAACGATACGAAGAAATTATGGTTGATGCTGATAGAGGCAGTATTCCATTAGGAGATGAAAAAGCACATTTTAATCCTGACACTGTAGTTCATACACGTTTATCTGTAATAAGATCATATGATGACCCAGACTATAAGGCAGTATTAGTAGAAGAAATACAAAGTGACCTACATCACATTGCTAATATGTCAGACAAAGCAGTACAACAAGCTGTAAGCGGTAGTAGACATACTCCTTTTAGTGGTTTTTATGAAGAAATAAATCCTTTTTTAGAAGCAAATGATCCAAATAGAATACGGATGCCAGCTTATGAATGGCATGAATATAATGTAGATAGTATGGCATCCGAGTATGACTTAGTAATATCAAACAAAAAAGCTTTCCATTCAGTAATTGAAGCATACGATAAGTTAGAAAAATTAGAAACCTCAACACGTATTCAAGGTGCGCTAGATAGTGGAAGAAGACAAATAAGAGAAGAGCTTCGATTAAAACTAAAAGACAATGGGATTGAAGTAGATGCACGTGATCCTCATAGTCTAATAAAAAAAGCGTATAGATATATTTTAGAATTAAACGAAGATGTAGAAGAATTTGTAGACTTTGATTCTTGGGGTGGTGCAGAAGACGGCCCAGTAAATTTTTTTGAAAGTCAATTAGATACGTTTATTCCTGAAGTAATGGAAGAATATAATGAAATAGTAATGACTAACATTAAAAGAAATAAAGGTGTTGTCAGTGATGGTGTTGATCCAAGAAAACCTGCGCCAGTACAATCTAAAACAGAAGTAATGCGAAAAGGAATACTTGCTAACATTGCTTACGCAAAAGAAAATGGTATTAATAAAATACTTATACCTAGTCCTGAAGAAATTGCAAAACAAAGGGTTGGCACATTTAGAGAAGTTGCCCATACATTAAAAGATCAAAAACTTGCAGAAAAGTATTTTGAATTGCAAGGAAAAGGACTTGAGGGAAAAGCAGATGAGTTAGCACTAGAGTATTTTACAAAAGTATTTAAACCTTTATACGGTAATGCAGTACAAAAAGTATTACGTAGTTTAGCACAAGAAACAAAAGGTGCTATTAAAGTAGGCAAAAAAGAAATGCCTTACAGAAATGTACTAGAAAATAAAGAAGAAATGAAAACTCTTATAGAAATAGATATTACGGATTTTGAGTTTGATCCTAAGAACGATGCTTTGAGATTTAACAAAGGTGGATTAGTAGCATGATGAATAGACCCAACTTAATGTACAAACAAGGTGGCCTTAATGATGAAGGTGGCGAAATAGATGAAGTCTCAGGTAACGAAGTTCCTGTAGGTGGAACTAAAGAAGGTGTGCGTGATGACATTGATGTTAACATGAGCGCAGGTGAGTTTGTTTCAGATGAAGCTACAACACGTTATCATGGACTAAAAACATTTTTAGGTATGCGTGATGAGGCCATGATGGGTATGCAAAAAATGGAAGCAATGGGTTTGATGGGTAACTCAGATGAGGCAACATTACCTTCGGATATGCCGTTTGGTATGGGCGATCTTATGGTTGTGCAGATAGATAAAGATGGGCAAGAAAAAGAATTAAACATGCAAGAAGGTGGTTTAGTAAACACACAAGAAGCATTGTCTTTACCATCAACTACTGGTAGTACGGTTTCTCTTGAAGGTCAACAACAAGATGTACCCATGCAAGATACAATTGGTCCTGTAACATTTGACGAAGTAATGACAGATGCAAAAATGGAATTTAAAGAGTATCGTAATGCTGAAGGTCAAAGCCTTATGGTTCCGTTTATTGGTGGCGTAGCTCTTTATCCAATTCCAGAAGGCTTTGAACTATACACAGGTGAAGATGGTGGTGATCCAGAAGTACCAGAACTTCCCGATCCTGCTGCAGCAATTAGACCTTCTAGTGGTGATGATGATGGTAGTAATGATGCTGCATTAACAGCATATCGTTCAACTAAAAAAGATACAACTATTAACTGGGAAACATTATCTGATGATGAATTTATCATTGAAGCAAACAGACGTAATGGCTTTGGTCGTAATCTAGCTATGGGTGTAGCTTCACTTATTAGTCCTCTTGCTGCAGTAGGTATGGCAGGACTTATGAAAGTAGAAGACAATAAAGTTCTTGCTTTGGCAAGATCAAGATTAGCTGCACTACCACAAGGTTCTGCACAACGAGCACAATACGAAAAGATGATAGAATCCTACGAAGCTCGTGGTAAAGGTTTGTTTGGTAGTATAATTGGTAAGATTGTAGATACTGTAGGTGGTATATTTGGTTCTACAGATGAGCAGAAAGTAAAGGCTCAGAACGCAAACTTAGTTGCTAACAGTGGTACAATTGTAGGAAAATATAGTGTTAATGGTCAAATAACAGAAGCAGGTATTGAAGCACTTAATGGTGGTATTGTAGAGGGTGTCACTGCTGCTGAATATCAGAAAGCTCAACAAGATTTAAATTCACAAGACCCAGACACTAAAGCAGCAGCACAACAAGTTATGTCTAATTACATTGGGCAAGAGCTTGGTAGCTTTGTAAACAAAGATATACTAAATGCAGCAAAAGCAGGTCTTGGTGGGAGAACACCAGAACAAACTCGTGTTGATCTTGTAAACATTGCATATCAAACTTCTGATGTTTTAAAAGGACAACTAGACGGTTTAACTGATGGACAGCAAAAATTCTTAGGGTATACTGGTGAGAACTATTTAGATGTAATTGATTTTGGTAGAGAGCAAACATCTCAGCTAGTTCCTTCAACGTATGCAACAGAAGCTCCCGATAGAACATTTAGAGACATGTCGTTAAAGCCACAAGCTGTTACACCAGATGTTCCAAACACACAAACATTTTTAAATCAACAAAGAGATAATCAAGTAACGGCATTAATAAATGCAGGTGTAGATAGATCGTTAGCAGAAGCAGCAATACCTGCAACATCTACATCATTTAAAACACCAGATGAATTTGCATTAGAAGGTCCAGAAGCATTGGGAGGAGCAACCTATGATCCTTATAACGTTGGGCAATTAGGTGAGTTTGCAGGAATGGGTGAGCAGGTTGACGTTGGCTCTTCTTTTCCAAGAAATCAGTTTGGTAAGGTAGACTTGCAACAGTCCTACACAGGAGATGCTTATCAGTATCCATCAACTGCACCTCAAACTGTTAGTTCTTTTTCTCAAGCACAACAAGAGCAAGACATTAATGATTATGCTAAACAAGTATATGGTCAAGTAGGTAATCTTGAAAAGGCAGACTTGGAAGCTGCAGGATATACAGGAAGTGAAATACAATCTTACATGGATCAAAAACCTCTTGTAGAACAACAAATACAAACAGGTGTAGGTACAGTTGGGTTTAATCAACAAACAGCAGATGCCAATCAAAAAATACTAGAACAATCAAGACAACCTGCAACAATACCTGATGTAGATTATGCTGATCCTACATTAGCACCAACAACCACTACAGTAACACCTAAGTTTGATACGCAAACAGTACAAGATGAAATGGCTAAACAGGAAGCTAGTTATATGGAAGCTGCTTTTGGTGATCAGACATCAGATGCACTACAATTAAAAGATGTTGTACCAGAAGCTAAAGTATCTTTTGAAGATGCCTTTGGTGCTGCACGTGCAGAAGAAAAAAGACTTGGTATTGCAGCAGGTACATCTCAATTTGAGTATGATGGTAAAATGTTTTCTACAGCTACTAAGGATCAAGCTGCAGCCAAGACAACTAAAACCGAAGAGCAAAAAGGTAAGTATAGCCCAACTGCAAATACACAATTGTCTGGTGGGTACGAAACTAATACGCTTAGTGATTCAGAGCAGTCTGCATTTGACGCTGCTGTAGATCGTGGTGATGCTAATGTAGCAAATCACTTTGCACAAGTAAATAGATCACGTAATAAACAGGATGAGTTTGCTGCAAGTGACTTTGATCCTACAGTTGGCAGATCATTGGGTCTTTCAGAGTTTGACATGGAGCAAGCAAAAGAATACGGTGGTAGTGTACAAACAGCTATTAATCAAGGACGTGCAGAAAAAGGTGATGGAATTTTTGCTAAAGTAAAAGTTATTGATCCGAAACCTCCTAAACGAGATGATGATGGACCCTCTACTACTACAACTACAACAAGTAGCAGTAAAGATACTAACATTGCCTCATCAGGCCGTAGTGAGACACAAGTACAAGCAGATATTAATAAAGCACTTAAAGATTCTGGTGGTGCATGGACATCTGAATTAAACACTCTTGTATCTGAACGTGATAGTGCTCGTTCAAATCAAGGTAGTTCATCTTCCTCTTCTTCAAACGATGATGGTGGCGGTGGTGGTGGCGGTGGATCATCAGGCGGTGGTAAAATTGTATGTACTGCTATGAATGATGCCTATGGATTTGGATCATATCGTAACGCTATTTGGCTTGCATATTCAGCAAGACATATGTCAAAAGAACATGAGGTAGGATACCACACTATTTTCTTACCCCTTATTGACTTAGCATACAAAAAGAATTATACTAGTATAAGAGTTGTTCTTGAGAATATTGCAAGACACCGTACTGCTGACTTACGAGCAGAAATGAAAAACGGAAAACGAGATAACATAGGACGTGTTTATCGTGCAATATTAGAACCTATCTGTTATGCAGTAGGTAAAGTAAAACTTTCATTGGAGAAATAAATGGCAGACAAGACCTATCAACAATATTTAGGAGAAGTATCTACACGTTATCGTGAGCTTTCTGATGATGAAAAAGATACGGTACGTGCCATGCGTGGTACTCAACAAGGTTTGGTTCTTAGTAAGATACTAGGAAACGAATTGGCACTTGCTGACTTAGGAGTAAAACGTACTCCAACGGCAATGCCAAAAAGACGTGGACTAGCTACACGATAAATTAGTTAGATATTCTGGCTACTCATCCCCCATCCAACATGGCTACGGTGGCCCCAGTAAAGGAAAAGTAAATGCAAGACGCAATGGTAGAACAAGTAGAAACTAAATCTGCTTTTATAAATAAAAAATATAGTAACGAAGATAAGAGAAAACAAGAAGAAGAAGAACTAGAACAACTAGTAGCTGAACAAAAGGGTGAAGCAGTAGAAGCTGAACCAGAACCAGAGAACGCAGAAGAAAAATCTTTTAAGAAACGATATGGTGATTTAAGACGCCATATGGGTGAAAAAGAAAAAGAGTGGTCTGAGAAATTTAACTCACTGCAATCACAGCTAAGTGAAGCCACTAAAAAAGAAATGAAGCTACCTACATCTGAAGAGCACCTAGATGCTTGGATAAAAAAATATCCAGATGTAGCAGGGATAGTAGAAACAATTGCAATTAAAAAAGCAAAAGAACAATCTGCTGAATTAGAAGAGCGTGTAAAAGCAGTAGATGAAATGCGTGAAACTGCTGCACGAGAAAAAGCTGAAGCAGAGTTAATGAAGCTACATCCCGACTTTGATGACATTCGAGAGAGTGATGATTTTCACGAATGGGTAAATGAACAACCCAAAACAATTCAAGATGCATTGTATGAGAATGATACAGATGCTCGTACTGCTGCTAGGGCAATTGATTTGTATAAATCAGATAAAAACATCACTGGCAAAAAGAAAAAGAATACAGACAAAGACGCAGCTAAATCTGTAAACTCACGTAACTCACGTAGTAGACCAGACACAAGCGATGGTTCAGGAGCAATCTTAGAATCTGACGTTAATAAAATGTCTGCACAAGAATACGAAAAGAAGTCTGATGAAATTATGGAAGCTATCCGTACAGGCAACTTCGTATACGATTTATCTGGTAATGCCAGATAACTATTGACATATAGAAATTTTTAAGTATAACTATATGTATACCGTAAGTGGCACAGCCCCTGTAGAGATGGAATACCTGTGCCTCTTACAAACTTAGCAAACAACATATCCTTTCGGACAACCTGATGTCTCATGGCCCATTGAATGTAGTACAGGCCAGTATTACATAAGATGCACCCTAGTAGAGTTAGCCTCTGTATAAGTATAGTTAGTTTTGCATCTGTCGTGCTCAATGCTATAAAGGAGAATTATAATGGCATTTTCAACTGCAGCAGGTTATGGTAACTTACCTAACGGTAACTTTTCACCAGTAATCTACTCCAAACAGGTGCAACTTGCGTTCCGTAAGTCATCTGTTGTTGAAGCGATCACAAACTCAGATTACTTTGGTGAAATTGCCCAAATGGGTGATTCAGTAAAAATCATCAAAGAACCTGAAATCACTGTGAAAGCTTATGCACGTGGTACAACAATCACTCCACAAGATTTGGATGACGAAGACTTTTCATTAACAATTGACAAAGCTAACTACTTTGCTTTTAAAGTTGATGATATTGAGGAAGCTCATAGTCACGTCAATTTTTCTAGTCTTGCAAGTGATCGTGCTGCGTACAGACTATCCGACCAGTTTGACCAAGATGTTCTTGGCTACATGTCTGGTTTTAAACAATCTGCTCTTCATGGTAACGCTAATACCACTAACAATGTAGTTAATGGTTCTGTTGCTGTGTCAACCGCAGGTACTGATGAGTTGCTTGCCAACATGAAGTTAGACGGTTCTGACTTTAATGGTGGTACTGCAAGTCAATCAATTGCACTTCTACCAAGAACTGGTGGTGCAACTGCTACACCTTCAACTGCAGGTGAAGCAAACCCACTACAACTTATTGCTCGTATGGCTAGAAAGCTAGATCAGCAAAATGTTGACACAACTGGTCGTTGGCTCGTTGTCGATCCAGTGTTCATGGAAATCCTTCGTGATGAGGACTCACGTCTTCAGAATGCAGACTTCGGTGAATCTGGTGGTATCCGTAATGGTCTTGTTGTAAACAACCTACACGG